CGTCCACATCAAGGTTTTGGTTGCTCCAAATGATGTGGCGGTCATTCGGTCGTGTCGCTTGGCTCATCTGTTCCACTTCCCTCCTAAATCCTCACACACTTCTCGTATCTTGTTTTCGATTGCCATGACAACCCCCTCCTTTCTTCTCACCCTTCTCAGGGGCTTCTCTGCGGAACTGAGCGCAGTCTGGGTCTGTACAGACCCAGCTCTTCCTTTTTTTTTTTCATTTTGAAACATCCTTCTTCCGCTTTTTATAGCAAGCTGGGCAAAGCAACGCACCGTCATCAAGTAGCATCCGCATCCATGATGTTATTCCACATCTGTCTTTAAAGCATTTCGAGCAGAATGTGGTATTGCAGACGGGACAGACCCACATGCCGCCATGTATATCATCGAAATCGTCCCATACTTCTATAAAACCGCAAAGGTCGCACTCCCACAAATCAGAGTTTATTATACACCCCATTTTGAATCTCCTCTTTCTTTATAATGTTACCGTTTTCAACGGTTATTGGGTTTGCATCGAATGGGGTCATTTCCATAATCACATTTTCGTCCCGATCGATGACCCTGATAGATAAAATACGGTCTATTTCAAGCGTCATTTTTCTTTACCCATTTACTAATTCGGCGGCGCGGGGTTTGCTTCCTTCAATGGGGAGCGCGTCCCACCACTTTTTACCGCCACCCTCAATGCCAAACATTTTAATAAATACGTTGATATGTCGCATTGTTGTTGCAGAATAGCCACCCCATAGCCGGACAAATGCACCGCGCTTGTTAATCATGCAAACAAAAGTGTCATACGACTGCAAAATGACTTCGCCGTTCTCCTCAATAATGTTTGCTTTCCCATAAAAGGATTTTGCACGGTCATAGCCTGTTGGAGTTAATGCATAAATTCGCATTGTGCTAACCCCCTATAATTTAAAATGATTTTTAACTCCTTTTTGAATTGAAAACCCCGCCCCTTGCGGGGCGGGGGATTAGCGATTAAAGATTAAATACAGAAGCCCAGCGCCACGCCAGACGAGAAAACGGCATAGTCAAAGTACGCGCTCCCAGAAGCGATGACCAAACAAAAGCCATAGGAGTCGCCGGCATACGCGGAGCGCAGCCAAACCGTACAAGCGGAGCCGTCCTCGTCATTTACGATTCTGTCCTTGCTCGTTGCAAATGCCTCATACCGCCTACCGTCCTCAGCCGGCGAATAAATGGCACTGCCAAACATTTCACTTTCAGAAAACAGCCATAGTTTGCGATACATAGTTTTAATACTACCATTATACGTTATACAGTTTTTCGACACTGTGCGCAAATAAGGCAATATTGATTCGGGAATCCAACTTTGGGGCGATTCTATAAGAGATTTATCCAGTTCAGAGGTAGCAAATCCATCAGGACAAGAACTGAGATTTATGTGACTCTTTTTTATATGGTCTACCTGTCTTAGTGTAATAGTGTCATACCGTCCAGTTAAAGCGTCTATATCGTGCCCAATACCCACAATCTCAAATGTAATACCATCTACCACAATAGTGTCGTGTACATTGTAATACTCTGTTGCTTCTCCCGCTTTAGAAATACGGGACATTCTCGCTATTTCACTTTCAACAGGTTTAACAGGCGTTATGCCAAGTTGCCGCATCTGATCGTCAGTCAATTCCGTTTTCTTACCATTGATGCAAAGATAATTTTCAAACATAATTCGATTCCTTTCTGATTCCTTCTCAGTTTAATATTCACCCGGCCACAGTTCGCGAATGTTCGGGTTCCAAGGTATGAACGGGTCATCAGAATAGTTCACTCTATCGGGTATAATCTCTGTCCCGTCCGGCAAGATTGTAACTCGTCGTGATGCACCTAAAGATTTGATTGCTTCATCCAGCGTGGCATATAGCATACTCTTTTTATCCATGCAGTATTGCCCATAGCTATACACCCATTCATCTATGCAGTCGATATGAAATTTGTCGTCCTCACAAAATGCCACTCTAAAATGGCACCCGTTTTCTACTGCATGATTACGTATTTTACATCCTTCCATGCCCTTACCACCTCTCTTGCTCTCTGTCCTGCACCACCCAATATCAGCGACACAACAGCGTACCGCACTGCATCCTCACTCATTTCCTGAAGAAATCCGTTTTTACCGCAACAGTTCCGCACATAGCACTCAAAACTATAATCATAGGTTTCAGGCTGTTCGGCTCGTAAGTCATAAAACTCCGTCCGCAGTTCTTGCTCAGTTATGATTTGTGCCGTCTCAGTGTCCATGTATATTCTCATGTTATTCCCCCTCAGCGTCCTTCCAAATATCACGCACGTACAACTGTTTGCCGGGGGCGATTTCAATAGACTGGCGCACTTCTGACAACTCATCTATATCACTGTAATCGCCATTCCAATCAATTTCGATGTCTCCGTAATCTTCACCAATACGTTTAAAACTATACTCGTCTGCACCATGATAGAAGTGAGTAATGAACTGTACCGAAGAAAATGTGTCATACCATTTTACAAAATTCCAATAAAAGGTAACGTATTGATCTTGGTCGATAATACTATCCGCTGCCGCTATCAATGATTGTGCATCACTTTCATCTCCTTTTGCTTTCCTTATCAATTCCAAAGCGTCCGCTTTTTTAAGCGTTAATGAAACTTCACTATAATAACCCATAATTTAATCCTGCTCCCAATTTGTTAATGACACCAACTCATCAAAATTCAAGTATTCCAATTCAGCAGCCGTCAAATCGCCCAGCGAATCGTATGTCCGCGTCCGAAACAGTTCGCCACTTAAATAGCATTTCATTTCGCAATGCACGAGGTCAACGACAATCTGAATAGGGATTTCTTCGTCAGAAGTGCAGGTGTAAGCAATATTGATATACGTCAAATCACTGAAATCACCCTCGCAGTTATATTCTTTCAGACAAAAATCAGTGATAAGCTTCTTGGCGTGTTCGAGAATATATCTGTCTATGCCTTTATTGATCTCATTCATATACTGCTGCACTATGTTCTGATAACCTGCGTCCGCGATCTGGTTGGCCGACACTCCAAACGTGCCACACAATGCTTCTACAATGTCGGTATTGTTCCAATCATTCTCTCTGCAATAAGTGACCGCCGCCTTTATAAACCGTGTAGTGTTATTGTCATATCTGTCCATTGGCGCTTAATCCTCCCAATACTGTTTAATAAAATTCTCATAACCGGCGTCGATAAAATCGTTTTTGTCCATACCAAAAGTGTTCGTAAGCACATCTATAATTTCATCATCGTTCCACACTTCCGCACAGTAGCCGATGACGGCTTCAATTAACCGCGCAGTTGATGTATCTGTATTCATTTCCTATTCCTCCTTGATTGGACGTAAGGCTACTCTGATAAAAGACCCGTACTCCGTATTCGGATTCCATCTCAATCGCCAATATTGAATAAAGTCTGAAGAAATATATGTGTTGTGTATCATATCGTCACGAACACCCCAAGTGTTTACACCGTTTTCACGAAAACACAGCACCTTATCATATTTTTCTGCCGTTTGTACGGCATTGTCATAGGCGTGTAACTCATAATAGATGTCACTGGCATACCGTTCACATATTCGACCAGCACGTTCTACCATTTTGCTCATAATATCAGAAACATTTTTTGAATTTGTCGTCACTGTCCAATTATCGTAATAACTATACGAGCGAATTTCATAATTCATTATGATTCCTCCTCGATTTGGTTTTTGTTATACCTTATTGGCATTATCATGCAATCTGCTGTCCAAGAGGGTTCGTTTTCCGTGATGAATAATGGAGACAACCAATTCGCGCCTTTAAAGAAATGCGCCTTCTTGCCCATAATATCTATGGCCTGCTTGATATACCTTGCGTTATACATACTGTTGCCAACCATCACATATGGGACTACTTTGCCTGATACCTCGCTTGTTTTACACTCTTTAATCTTGATGCAGTACAGATGTGGCGCATCACATATCAGGTAATCGTACAGGTCTGCATTCCACTTCAACATACTTGCCAAATAGAATGGCGTTTCTTCTCTGAACGGGATTCCTTCGGGAAGTGATAGCACATTAAAGCCCATAAACTTATTACACGCAGAAAATGTGCCATCAGCATCGCGAAAAATATAGTTGAAAGACGGTTTTTCATTCATTTGTATTTTGCTTGCCCACTCATACAGCTTTTTGTAATTCATTTCAATGCCTCCACTGTCAATGCGTTCCATGCAAGCCAGCCCAACTCCGACATTAACACTCGTACTTTTTCTACAAATGTTGTTATAGCCTGTCGTTTTTCATCCGAATATGCGCCCCAATAAAATGACGGAACTCCGTTCTCATACATATAATTCCACACCACAAACGGAGCAGGATCATCTTTTATGCCAGACCGCACACCTATTGCAACCCCATTATTACCAATTTCATGGAAAAACTGAATTGTATAATCTGCGTTCACATAACCCTTATACATTGTTGGATTCCTCCTTAACTTACCGTATATGTCGGTATCGACTTCATTCCGTCATATCTCCATAGCACCACGTCTTCAGGTTCCACGCCCGCCTCTACCGCTATTTCCTTACGGGCATCATCATATACATAGAAGGTGTATCCGCTTATTGCTTCAGCGCAATCTGGCACGGTTTCCTCATCATGTATCATCCATTCCTCGCCCATATTGAAATATTCTATTTCCAAATAACGAATTGCATCATCATTGTACAAATCCACCGGATAGTAAAAGTAGTTCCAGTCGCTCTGACAGCACCCCCGCAAACAACGATAATCGTATTCCTCGCCCATTACCAATGTTAAGCCTGCACAAATTGCCGCCTGTTCATCACGAGTGCGATTTCGGCCATCATATAAATCACACGCTGCTTTCCATTTTTCAATTTCTTCGGCAGTATAAGCATTTCGTCCTACTGGTGGCACGTAATCCAAAAGCATTTCCAGCTCAGTTGTATACCAACTATCTTCACCTACGTCCGTTAAATCCATTTCATCCAACGCTGTTAGTACCTTGTCGAACTCATCGAAAGTGTATCCTTGCAACTGCTTGTCGCCATATATGGCGGCCTTGTCTGTGATCATCTGTTCAGCTCCCCACAAATCCCATGGGCTTTCCTGCCACTCATAAGGTATCTGTCGTGCGTACACTTTACAATTTGAATCCATTTTCAATTCCTCCTTAAACGCAAATATCGTCCAATGTTTCTACATCAAAGTAAGCGTATGTACGGCGCGGCCCCATAGGATGATTCCTCTGCAACTTGCTTAACACATAACAAGTGTGCTTTTCGCCGCTCCAATCCTTAATCGTTGCCTGGCCTTTCAGCAACCGCATTGTGCTGAACGACTCCCCAAAAAACTTGAGGGTGTCTCTGTCGAAGTAATGTCCATCAGGATGTGTGCGCTGATACGCATTAACAAGGCTATACACATCATAGATATTTGATTTCATTATCATTATCCTCCAATCGTATCAAATTCATTATTGTCATTGATATAGAGCTTGTATGTGTCCACCATCTGATTGGCTTGTATATCGTAGACGAGAAACAATATCGGACAAATTTGTATTGTGAGCTTTTCAGATGTGTAGTTATCTCGATACCACATACACTGTGCAGTTTGAAAATCATCTATTTCCATATCAGAATCGCACCCGCATATTTCGTACCGTCCCATAGCATCATAGATAACCACCATATACCGTGGTTGCATCTTCATACTTCTTCCTCCTGTTCTTCCTTCCATGTTGACAGTTCCTCGTAATCTTCGTCCCGTGAATTTTTAAATGCACGCCGCAGATAATCATGCCCACCGTCAACAGCGCAAGCACCGCACGAGCAGAACACATAATCATGTCTATAGCGGGACTCAATTACATCTCCGCAGTGTTTGCAACGTATTGCGTTATACAAAATTGTTTTCATTTTTGATTCCTCTTTCAAATTGTATAAATCTGTGGATCGTTTGTATCTGCCACTCTTTCCACAGTTACGAGCGACAGCCCAAAAAACTCACAAGCTTTTTCTTTTGCTTCAGATATTCAGATTCTTCCTCAGTTAGATAATCTATCCAAGCTTGTATACAAGTGTCGTTGGCGGCGCATATCGGGCGACTGACAGGGCAGAGTGGACAATCTATGCGCTGACTCACCCATTCTGCCAACTCTGCCTCGGTCATGTTCCGTAGCCTTTCATAATTAGTCATACTGTCATCCTCCTCTATACCACATACTCTGCGTCAACGCCGCACCACATCGTACCGAAATGCGTCACACCCAGCACATACAGACCAAGCGGTTCGCACCAGAAAACGATTTCATCTGTATGCTCCATTAAGATCTTTGCTGTCTGGCTATCAATAAGGTAATACTGATAAATGTCAACAGCGTCTTCGCTTTCATAGTCATCATCTTCTTCAACTTCGTTTCCTTCCGCATCGTAATAATGCCACAACTCACCATTTTCGAGGTTGTCATACAATTCATCGTCTACTTTCACAATATCGTTACACAGTAGCAACGAGCTGGCAGGACGGAACAACTGCGAATATACGCAACGTATAGGTGTCCCGCTGTCAATGTCGTACAGATTCACCTTTTCCCATGTATGTTTATCCTCCCACCACGGATTGTTGTCCATCCATGTTTTTGTATAGAGCTTTCCTTCCTCGTTCTTATAAATGTCATCCCACAAAACAAACTTATCCATTTTCAAATCCTCCTTGATTTAGATTTTGGCGTATAAAAAGAACGGCCTATTGTGCCGTTCGCATCTTGCTGTATTGTTATCCTACACGCTTCGCGCTTGCCTGTGAAGGGGTCGCTCGCCTGGTCAATTCCCTATTCATATACGATACCATAGCCCGCTTTGCGCCCTGAGCACCTGTAAATGTCAACTATTAAGCAGACACAACGCACAACTGGTAAACATAACCATGTACAGCATGGCTACTCCAACCGCAACGCAGCACCACCATGCAAAACTGCCGCAGCGCACACGCTTCCTCCCTATTCGCAAATCCATTTTCGATTCCTCCCCCATTTCAGTTTATGATCCATTCCTGCCCGTACTTTTCCTTGTGCCGCCTTGCGTACTCATCGCAAAACGCCTGCGCAGTACACGGAGCCATTTCCGCATGAATTTTCTCACGCAGCTCATCATCCATATAGTTGACCGCCGTGCGCATAAGCGCGTCCTCGCCATGCACCGTTACAAGCTCAAATTTGATTTCCATTTTTACCTCCTTTTTGCCCTATTTCATCAAGGATTCAAGCACATTTCATTTACAGGGGTATAACTATACCCTAAAGCTATTTCATTTCCGTTTTTACCTTACCATTGTCTGCAAAACGCACGTCAGCGCCACACACAACGCATACGCCCGTTTTGCAAGCGCACAATGGCTCCCGTATAGCGGTTTTCGTAGTACAGCGCATTTCCTTCCTTGCGCAGAAACGCATACCCGCTGGCCCGCAAAACGTCAATGCGATCTCGTTTGCTTTTCCATTTCATTTGCGATTCCTCTCCGGTTCCGTTTTAGTTCGCGAACCTTGCGCCGAAAAAGAAATAGGTGTTGCGTTTGCTGATTTGCACCGGTTCGCACACAACTGCCGACACGCGATAACGCAGCACAAGGCGTTCCCATTCCTTTTCGGTATACAATTCATTTCCTACCAGCACCAGATCGAACGCACGGGTAGCGCGATTGAGCAAGCGGGCGTTGTCATATTCCGGCTTCACACGGTAATACAGCATTTCCGTTCCCTCCTAAACCGCCATTTTGTAGGTTATGCCCTGGGCCTCTTGCGAAAGCGTTTCCAATTCCTTCCAAATGCGGGCATACTCGGCCTGCGCAATGGGGTTATCAGTGCCGCCCGGCACATCGCTCCATGTGGCGGCATGATTCATAAGTTCCTCGCGCAGCTCCGCAAGGCGGGATTTGATTGTGTAAATGTTCTGCATAATTTTTAATTCCTCTCTGTTTTTTTTTTACATATTGGGGTAAAAAAAAAGAATCCTTGCGGATTCTAAAGTTGATTTTACTTTTTCATTTTATGATCTTTTTTATTTCCTCTACCATACGTTTATATTTGGTTAATTCAGCGTTTAAGATACAAGGATCGTCCGTACACTCTCTATCGGTTGGCAACGGCAATATGATTTCATTATGGACAACAGCTTTACAAAACTGGCTTAAATTAGCGCAACCGTATTTTTGATAAAGCTGTTCCATCAAATTTCCTTCTGCGGGTGTGAGCGCAACTGTTTTTTTCCATTGGTAATTGCGGACATCATACCTTTTCTTTTCCATATCTGAAATCCTTCCGATTTATTTCCTAAAGTATATCATACTTTATCGAACAAATCAAAACCAAAACCGATTCAGTAAGCAATTAGTAAGCGGATACACCGCCGCAACACTACCGCCGCGGGAAGGCTTGCTTATGGTAGCACAAAGGGGCAACCGCCCCTTTACTTCGTTTCTGCGGCCTTAGCTTTTGCGGCCTGCTTTGCTGTCGCGTCTTTAGCCTTGCCCGCTTCTTTGGCCTGCTTTGCTTCGGCCTTCTTCGCGGCCTTCTGCGCTTCGTCACGCGCCTTGCGTTCGGCCCGCACTTCCGCCCGTGTCTTTATGTTTTTGCCGTCGTCAACAACAGTACGTTCAAACTGCTTGCGGAATGCTGCGTCACTTGTCGTGCTGAAACGGTTCTCTATATGGAAGATATTACCGCCTTCTTCGTCCTGCATGATATTCCCGGCTTCGTCATAAGTGAGATATTCGCCCTTGCGATAGGTTCCAACATGGGGAAGGAACGCCGCAAGATTTTCACGCCTTGCCTTGAAGTCTTGCCCCAACAAGTCCAGATACTCTTGAAATGCGGCCACAAACGGCGCGACGAGGGCTTCCATACGCTCATAATCTTGCTCTTTGGCGGCCTTCGCGTACAAGAATACTATGTCTTGTACGTGTTGCACACGCTGACGGTATAACGCCCATGCTTCTTTATCGTTGCCAACAGCGGACTTGTCAAGCGCTGCGCTTGCGTGACGATTGGCCTTTGTGGCCGCATAAAGGTTCTCGAACAAAGAGGCGCGAACATCAAAAGCAGCCTTTGCAGTCTCAAGACGGAATGAGGAAACGCGATACATAGTAGTCATATTATTACCTTTCTATCCTTATAGGCGGACGTGCCTTATTTTTTATGGTAGGCGGCTTTGATAAAGGATAAACCGCCATGAACCTTGACATACTCACATTATGCCCCTTGTATACATTGTTCGACCCGCTCGACCGTGTTGCGCTATATATCATTCTCATATAGTCACGGCGGCAACACTCAAGCCCCTGGTCCGCTTTAGTATACAAGCGTTATATCATTGTCAAGGTACACGAAATAAACGTGTCGGTAGCCTATGAGGGCTGACCTTTTTGTGGGCGGTGTGGGCTGTCTGTCAGGACTGCCGTTTTGTGCGCCGCCCGTGTGGCTGTTGTTGTTTGGTATGGTTATATAGTACACTATGGCACACTATATGTCAAGACTTTTTGCTATTGTCGATACTTATATCATACAGCGATATTGCATGATTTTATGCCATTGCTATAAATGAAGGTTATATCATGGCAATATGGAGGAATTTTTTTTTGTGTGTGGGATTATAGTTATAATCCAAAGATTATGGCTATGAGCATAATTTCCGTCTTTGCTCTGGTGTATCCTATGCCCCCTATATATTATATTGTCCGTGTCGCGGCGTGGCCGCTCCCGCTCCCCCCCCCGTGTCCCGCCTTAAAGCCCGCCTTTATGCGGTATAGGCGGGGTTTACCGTGCGGGGGGCGGTTTTAACCGTGCAAAGTAGGCCACCGGCTCGAAAACCCTGTAGTACATTCCCTCACCAGACCCACCAAAAATCCCCAGCCCATCTAACTTTTTGCGCTGCCCAGCCATTTCCCTTCCCTTCTCATCCTCCCCCACCACCCTCACCCCCTCCGGGGGTATAACCCATCGCCCCTTACGTTGCCTCTTGCCGTACCCCGCCTGCCGCACCTACACGGTGTTTATAGCTACCCTCTAATGACTCTTTAATGGCGCATCCCCCGTCAAAATGCCCTTTTTGACATGAAAAAAATCCAGCAAAATAAGCAAAAAATACATGTTTTTGCTTTGTTTTTGATGTGATTTGCCACCAAAAAGCGCAAAAAGTGCCTAAATGCCTGAGTTTTGCTCATGCGCGAAGAAAAAGAAGGAAAAACCATTTCTTCTATCTCACGAGATGGGCATAAACGAGCGTT